AAGGTTTTTCACCTCGGGAAGCCAGCCGTCCGCCTTGGTTCTTACCCGGTAGTATACATCTACCGTTTTTGCCGGCTCGGGCGCGGGAGCTGGAGTGGGGGAGGGCGCGGGCTTGTCCCCGTTTAAATGAGCCTCCACCATCTTCAGAAACCTGTCCCAGCCCAGGTCAAGGGTTCTGTGGGGACAGTATTTTCCATTGTAATCCTGATGCTTGGTTACCCTGTCCATTCCCCAGCCATAGCGTTTTAAGATAGAAGCGATAAACTCAGCGGCGTTCTGCTCCGCTTTGGTGAACTTCTCACCGCCTGACAGGGAATAGCAGATCTCCACGGAGATCCCCTCCCGGTTGCCTTTGCCGTTTCCGTCTCCGACGTTCCAGGTGTTCCGGTTTTCAGGTACGCCCTGAACTACCTCCCGATCGTCCACGGCGTAATGAAAAGAAACCTCATTGTCGTTACGGATCATATAGGCGATTTCATTCGCCGCCGGTGCGTCGTTGGCGGTGTTGTGGACCACTACCCTGGTAGGAGTCATGGCATAAGGGCATTTAACGGAGTAACGGGAAGGGTCTGCTAAATTTTGAATGATTTTCATTTTGCTTCCTCCTTGTTTTCTAAAGCGGATAAACGCCGCTCTAAATTCTCAATTTGCTTTTGCTGCTTCTGCACCATGCAGATTAAAGGGGCAATAAATTCGCTGTAACGCAAAGCATAAACATATTCCCCCTCAATAACGCGGGTTTTCAATTCTTTTCGGGTTACAGTCTTTTCCTCTCCGGTTTCCTCGTCTGTGACAGTCTCGGAAACATCTTCGTAATAATCCTCCGTTTTGGGGGATTTGATGAATCCGGCAAAGTCCATGTCGGTCATTCCGATCTGAGGAAGGAGTTCTTCAATGTCCTGAGAAATAATCCCCCAGTGGGTTCTCCCGCTGGTGCCGTCGTTAAATTTGAACGTGCTGGGCTTTAATCCCATAATGAGTTTTTCAGCCTGTTCCGGGTCAATATCGGCAATCGTATTTTTTTCGTTCCGGTCGGAAGTGTTTATGGAACCTGTTTTAGCAAATACCGTGGCGAATCTATGATTTGAGGCCCCTAAATTGATATTGCCGTCTCCAGCGTCTCTAAACGCCCCACTTCCCAGAACAACCCCTACGCTGGAATTATTCGCCCATGATAATTGCAATACTGAACCGTTTCCATAAATCTGCGGAAGAGCGCTGCCGCTGTAGCCGTGCTGCGCGCTGATCGTTGCGTTGATATTGTCGGTCAAAACCTTGTGCCAGGGATTCCAGCTCTGCTCATCGCCGTTCCTGGTTCGATAGGCCAGCCAATTGCTCCCGTTATACTGGCCTAAAAGCTGCAAGCGGTATTTGTTATCAGTCATTCCGGAAACTGTAAGATATGTACCGTTGAGGTCCGCTCCATTACTTGAATCGTTGTAACAAAAGCCAAATCCGTTTATGATATCGTTCAGAGTAGGAGTGCCCTCGGATTCTTTCAGCTTATTGTATTCCTGCCGCAGATAATTCGTTAAAGCGATATTATCTGTTGTGGCTAAAACCCTTTGATTGGCCGGATAAGGAGGCGTGTTATATTTAAAGCCCGGGGTAAAATACAGGGTACCGTTTGAAGCCCAAATAACATCATAGGCATCTGGATCATCTTCTCTTTGAAAGCCCCACCCCTCGCTTGCGCTTCCCGCTGGGTCGGCAGTCAAGATACGATTTACATTAACGATATTAGAATTTTGGCAGTCTAATGCGTATTTTTCGTCCGCTGGTCCGCTGCCGCCGTACTGATTGGCCTTCAGCTTTAATGCTCCCTGCATTTCTCCGCCGGTAATTGGTAAGGCTCCCACATCAGAGGCAGACGGCATTTGAGCCAGCTTGCCGGAGCTGTTTAGGGTTGCAAGGCCGTTAGGCTGCCCTTTACTTGCTTCCAACGCGTCCAGATCGGCTTGGAGAGAAGCCACGTCAATGTCCTTTAACTGGTTATAGATTTCTTCCGCGTTTTCCCCCTGGGTTTTAGCGTAGTCACCCTGGGTTTTCGCATAGGCCGCCTGCGTTTGGGCCGCCTGTGCCTGTGCATTCGCGGATTCCGCTGCTGAAGTTGCGGCGTCGGCTGCGGTATTAGCAGACTGTGCCGCAGTATTTGCCGCCTGAGCCGCCGTGTTCGCTGACTGAGCTGCCTCATTGGCCTTGTCTGCGGCTTCACTGGCGATTCCTGTGGCGTTGTTCGCTTCGTTGAGAGCTTCCGCCAGCCTGGAAAATTCGTCTGTGCTCTCGACTGCTCCCACCGAACTGCTTTTTACAATTCGCAGAGGGGGAAGGGTTACCTTTAAGGTGTGGTTGTCTGCGTCAATGATTTGAAGCTCGCACAGCTTGGTAAGGCCGGATACCGCCATCATTTGAAGGGTGAGGGTTACGGTAGCCTGGTTTCCTTCCACCTCGCAGGAATTATAGATCATGGTATTGTCCGGCTTCTGTATGTACACGGATACCGTTTTCCCGGTTAAATCAAGAGGCGAGCCGTTATCATCTATTAGATTAATAATAAGGTCTCTGCCGTCCGCTTCCTCCTGAATTACCCGGATTTCTCCAAGAGGAGGCTCCCAGGGATTTAGCGTTATTTGTTTGTAAATCATTTTATCCCTCCTTATGATTCATTCCGTATGCTTGTTATTAATCCGTTATTTACATAGAGCCTATAATCTCCTGCTTTAAAATCACCGCTGAAACATTCACTTGGTGTAATAGCTGCACCGCCTAAACGCAACGTTTTTATTGGAGATGATATTTCACTTTTATCTAGTCCAACTGATATAACGTTCATATAATTGTATTCAATATAAAATCCAAAAGCGTCGTTAACCTGGAAAGATACTCTTGAATTTCCACCATACAAAGTGGTAGAACTTCCTGTATCATTCGCATTAGTATGGAAAAACATATCTCCATTTCTTGTTATAATAAACCCTAAACCGCCATTGGAAGCTTTTCCTATATAGGCGGAATATTGCCCGATTGCACTAGATTGCGCAATTAACTGTGTCGCCGCAATTTGTCCCGTATCCAAATTGAAATACGCACGCCCGTCACGGCTTTGTATAATTCCGGATTTAATTAAATTGGCTTGCAGTGTTCCCGTTGTAATAAAGTTTGCAACAATCGCGCCGTCCTGAGTGATAGCGGTTGCGAACGGCCCTTCATAGCCATTGGAAGAATAACCAAGACCGCCGTTATTCCAGCGCCATACCTTTGTAGCGGTGTTGATGTCCGGGGTATCCATAATTAAAATTTCATAGGGCTGTCCGTCTGCGTTGCGCTGGAATATTACATAACCGCCCTTGTTTCCGGTAATCCAATTCGTGGCGTTGATAACAGCTTGTTCTAAAAATGATACGCTGGGCTTTTCATTGATTTCCTGTTGCTGCTGGATAATGGTATCCGCGATATTTGTTTTAGCGTCCCCCAGTTCAATGCTGATGTATTTGTCTTTCAGCGCGTCATAAGTAGTTTTCACGCATTTAGCGGTTGCGGATACGCCTAGTTCGGAATATTCCACATTCACGGTATCGCACAGATTCACGCGCTCCAATAAGGCGATATCCTTATATTCCTCCGTTTGCTCTAAGGGCTGAAATTCCACTGTAATGCTGACTGTAGGAACGCCCACATTATTTGAGGAGATATAGTCGTTGGCTCTGTCCCGCAACTGTTCTTCCGTGGGCGCTTCCTCAAAATCGCCGGAAAAGTCGATTGCCGAAATTCTGGTGAAATCATAGGTGCCTGGGGCGTTTACAATTTTTTCAGGAAGCTCGGTAAGTTCTCCCTCACTGCTCAGCCAATAAGGATAAATTCCGGTTACAACATTAGAAATATTTTCGTCCTGCTGTAAGTCCATAAGATTTTTTCCGTACCGGATTGATACCCCAGAATTTTTACCCCGGTTGTTATAAAGGCGGATAGTCCAGCGGTCAAATTTATACTCGCCGCCGAACACGTCTAAAATAGAACCGTCTGAACCTCCTAACAATGTCCGCGTAGACGTAGGCGCGGTAACGGCAAAATCTCCGGTTGATGTTTTATCCGTCCAAAAGCTGAAAGGATTTGTTACGGCGGCGTTCGTTTTTAACCCGGAGAGCGCGCCGGTTACGCTGCCGGAGGAAAAGGGGGAAACCGGAACTCCGGAAAGGTCATAGCTGATGTGCTGCGCGTAAACAGTGATTTTTCCGGATAAAGGCTTTGTAATCCTATAAATCCGAAACGGCTGGGGATCCTCATAGGGATTTGGCTTTACAAAAATAATCCGGCGCTGTTTGATTTCCTGATAATGGATTCCCGTCAACGGATATTCCAGAGTGATCTCAAAGATTCCGTTTCTTTCCTCAACTACCTGACAGGAAATCGTATCAGACAGCACGCCTAAACCGTTTGTTTCAAATGTGCTTTCCGTACTTTCGTATAGAACAGGATTCATACAGTCCACCACCTTGGAGTAATTTCAACCGTCGTGATCCCGCCGCTCCAACTGATCCCTGTTTTTCCGGGCTGTAATACCGGGAAAGACGCCAAGCTGATCGTGCTGTTTTTATTTGCCGTTCCCTTATAGGCGTTTTGGGTATCGCTGTCCAGGGTCACGTATTCGTCGATTTCTGAAATCTGAATAATATTGCCGCCAATAGTTAAGGCCCCCGCTCCATTGCCGTAAACGGTAATCAGAGGGAGGGCCGGGCAGTATTGATTAGTTAAGGAATAAGGCGCTGTAAGCGTCATCGGATAGCTTCCTGATACCAGCCACCTTTGCGGCATACAGTTGAATGAAACCGTAAATTCCGCAGAGTAGTTTAAAAACAGGGTGTCAAAGTCCATTGGGCCGGTAAATCTGGCTTTTCTGAAAAACTCAGGGTGATAGGTATCTGTTAAAATACAGTATCCGGTTTTGCTTAAAAGCCAAAGCTTTGCCGCCGCCGCGTTATGCCGGAACTGTTTTCGGATAAACGCCGGATATTCGACGGTAATATTGCGGAACCGGTTGTTACTGATCGTCAGATCGCCATTCCTTCCCGGGATTTCAACCGTTGTGATATCCATTTCAGGAGCATTAAAGGTGCCGCTTCCGCTGATATAGATCCCGTAATCGCGGCTGTTTTTTCCATCGAAAATAAACCAATTAATCAACCCCAAACGGCCCCCTTTCGCATGGTGGCAGACTGCATTTCGTCCATGATAATGTCCGCCAGCTCTCTTACGTCTTGTCCGGGAGCTCCATATACGACGATATTGACGCCGCCTAAATTTGTGTTGGTGGTTGTGGAAGCGGTGAGAGGCTGAACAACCGCCTTAGTTCCCATCATAGTAAGAAGCTCAGGCCCAGCCTCTCCGACTACGGCGGAGCCTTGGGACAATACGCCGCCGGATGCGAGATAGGGGATTTTGCCAATGGTTGGAATGTTAATCCCGAATTTTTTGCCGCCGAAAATGGGAACCCAGTCGGGAATATCAAAGGAAAGCTGGTTAAGCCCTCCAATCATCCAGTTTAGGCCGTCTATAATTCCATTGATCAGTCCGATAATGGCGTTGATAGGTTGCTTGGCGATATTAACAAGGCTATTAAATACATTGGAGAACGTATCTCTTACGCCGTTCCAAATACCAGACCACCAGCTTCCAATCTTATTAAAAATGTCCATTAAGCCGTTCCAGGCGTTTGGAATCGTTTCTGTAAAGAATCCGACGATTCCGTCCCAAATTCCGCTGAAGAAATCGCCGACGTTTTGCCAAACCTCCTGCCAGGCGTAATATCCCTGCCAGCAGAAATCCACCAGGCTGTTCCAAGCGTTGGGAATGGTTTCAGTGAAAAAGCTGACGATCCCGTCCCAGATTCCGCTGAAAAAGTCCCCGATACTCTGCCAGATACTTTGCCATGTGTAATATCCCTGCCAGAAAAAGTCAACGACGCTGTTCCATGCGTCCGGTATGGTAACGGTAAAGAAATTCACAATCGCGTCCCAAACAGCGGAAAACGCGCTGCTGATGGTATCCCACAGGTTAATCCAAAACTCCCGGAACTCCTCGCAGTTGTTCCATAAATAAATAAAAGCCGCTACTAGAGCGGCAACAGCCATAATGATTAGTGAGATTGGATTCGCAGATAAAAGTGCTAATGCTCCACTTATACCTTGAATCACCCCGATAACTGTACTGATCGCGGCCACAAGTCCCAGTACAATGCCGATAAAGTTTTGTACTTCCGGGCTTAAATTGTTAAACCATGAAAGAATATTTGCGATTCCTTGGGTGACCGCTGTAATAATAGGCATGACAGTTTCGCCTAGCTCGGAAAGTTGTTCTTGCAAATCTGCGTTAGCCTGGTTGCTTTCAAACAAAGCTTCATTATTTTCCTGCCAGGCTTGTCCGGCAGTCATCAATCCCTGATTGGCTAATTCCTGCAAGACGAGATTCGCCCGCTCCGATTCGCTGTTCGCCGCTTGCAGCTTTGCATTAAATTCGTCCTCGCTGGTGCCGGCCCAGTTTAAAACGTCCGCGAATGTGCCTGTGACATTTCCGGTTTTTACAGTTTCGTTGATCGCTTCGGATAAACTGTCGATTGGAATACTATCCCCATAAGTAGCCCAAGCGCCAATGGTGCCGTTGATGATTTGGTCTAGCTGGCTTTGAGATAGGCCTAACGCCTGCAAGTTGGCAGTAGTAGTGGCCGCTGTTTGGTCATCGCCTAAAACGCCGTAAAGAGTTTTATAGCTCGACGCGGTTTGTTCAGCAGTATATCCGGCTGCCTGGCTTGAAATTTCCAGGCTTCCCATGATTTTCATATATTCACGGGATTCGTCTGCAATATCTTTCATTCCAGATATAATTGCTTTTGAACCCTCGACAATCGCCCCGGCTTTTAAGTAATCCCCAAAATTAGATGCTTCTTTACCCGCATCTTTCAAAGAGGTTTCCGCTTTATCGGCAGCACTTGCGACCTCCTCAACGGGTTTCTCATCAATCCCACGAATAGCATTATCCGTTTTTTGTGCTTCAGATTTTAAATTTTTAAGATTGCTTTCGGTGGCGATCACTTCTCTTTTTAAAGCGTTGTATTGGCTTTCGCTGACTTTACCGCGCTTGAATTGATCCTGTACCTGCTTCTCTGCTTGTTTTAATGTATCAAGCTTTTTTTCGGTGCTGTCGATTGATTTATTTAAAAGATCATACTTTTGTCTGAGCAGTTCCGTGTTTCCAGGATCCATTTTCAGAAGACGGTTGACATCTTTTAGCTGTGTCTGGGTGTCTTTTATCTCTTTGTTTACACCGGACAACGCTTTCGAAAGCCCAGTGGTATCGCCGCCAATCTCTATCGTGATGCCTTTTATTCTATCAGCCAATTTTTCCACCTCCCGCAAAGAACTGTTTCATGGAACCAGGCGCGCCTTTGATTGGATATTTCTCGTTGTCATTGGCCTGTTCTGTGGTCAGATCATAAACCATGCCGACGGTCATATCGTCTAAATCCTCTTTTGATAATCCAAGCTCGGCGCACCTGAGCATAAAAATAGAACCGTTCATTTCACGGTCCCGGGGAACTATTTTTTTTTAGGCTTTGCGGTCTGCATTTCGTTCATAGCCCAAAGTTCAAGGACGCTTGGAAGGATCTCATAGATTGAAAATGTCTTAAACTCGTCAAGCCAGTCCTCAGGGTTATTCGGAATATTTGTGTCATACTGGTGAGCCATGATGTAAGCGACATTCTCGAAAATCTCCAGATCCAGGCTGGAAAGCTGAGCGTCCTCTTTTTCTTCATCGGTGGCGGTATCCGGCAGAGACAAAGCTTTGTTGTACGCTTTTTTCAGCTTGTTTAGATCCTGGATAATATCCCGGCCCATTCTGTGACGATAAAGGCGTGGGGTCAAAGCCGTAGCCTTAAACCCCACGTCCCTTCCATCGATTTTGATTACTTTTTCCATCAGCCCGCGCCTCCCGTTGTATCCGCAAGCCATACTTCGTTGTACCATGCGGTCAAAACTTCAGCCGGTGTTTCGTCCGTGGTATAAGCCATAGTTCTTCCGTCAGACAGAGGAGAGGCTGTTACGCTGACGGTCTGGGTCTGCGGTTCGGTGGTCTCTGTGGTAGTAGCCAGAGAACGGGAAGGCCTGGTGCAGATGCAGTTATACAGCACATATTTAGTGCCGTTAACGTCTCCTTCCTCTTCAAATAACAGTGCGAACGGTTTCGGTTGGATCTTCGCGTTTTCCGTTACCACCTTGTCCTTTTCAGAAGCCGTATATCCAAAGATATCCTCCAAAAACTGAGACTGGAACAAAGCCATTTCCAAATCCCCGGTATACCCGTTATTGGCAACAGTGACAAAATACTGCATATCATCAGCGTAAAACGGGGAGCTGTCTCCATTTGCCTCTAAAGAAAAACTCACTGCTCCTGGAATGGCAACAGGAGTTTCGAATGTGGGGGTGGTTTCGTCAGTCAATAACGCGTAATGCACATTTTTAATACCAAATTTAACCTTGTCTTTTCCTGCCATTTTTTACACCTCAATTTCATAAATGATTTGATAACACTGTTCAGTGTCGATGTACTCTTCCGTTTTTTCCCAATAAAAAGAGGACAAGGCTTTTTCGACCTTGCCCTCTGCTATCGGGTCCTTTAACTCTGTATATAACTCGATTTGCATGTGATTGATCGGATAGTAAACCGTATTATCCGCACCGAAGTTGTTGCTATAAGCCACCAAATAACAAATAAAGGGAAGAGGCGGCGCTTTTTCGTCTGGCCATTCACGATAAGCCACAGGTAATCCGGTGGTTTCCAGTAATTCATTTAACTCCTTTAGCGTCACCCTTTTACCACCACCTTCACCTTTTTTATAAGCTTTTGTTCCGCATGTTCTTCAGCGGGACGAATATGAGGCTTTCCGTTTACCCGACCGCCATTGACTTTTGCGTGTCCGTATTCCAGAAGATGCGTCAGCTGGTAATGCTTTTTGTTGTAAACTGAGATTCGAATATCATCAGTTCCTTCGTAAAGCACCTTTGTGCCCCAGCTTTTAGCGTATTCTCCGGTATCCTTGGGAGAGTTGATTTTGATTTCTTTGGCGCATTCTTTAGCTACAGTACGGATATCCTTTTTCAGCCCATCTGTTACCTCTTGGCTATACTCGGTTAATTCTTTTGCGATTGTGGAAGCCAGATCGTCGATTTTTATATTTGCCATTACACTCCGACCTTTCTTTCCAGATAAAGCTCAATAGAATCGCTGTCCGGCGAAAAATATGTACGGTAAATCCCATAGCGTTTTCCGTTGATTTCAGCGATACTCTCTCCGTTGTAATTCACAATAGGAGTAACCGCCACAAACTGGGGCTGTAATCCATTTTGGCCCGCGTCCGCCCATTCAGCCCGGGTGATAGACTGTAGGCTTGCCCAGACCTCATTTTTGCTTTCTGAGGCGATTACCTGCCCAATGTCATCTTGGCTGTACGCCTGAGAAATCAGATAAATCAAGCTATCCATTTACCGCACCCTTTTCTGAAAACAAGCGGTTGTTCAGTGCCCAGCGTAACATTCTGGGCATCTGAACATTTTCCTCACGCCTGCGCCGGTACAAATAAGCGGCGTACATTTCAACTAACATTCCGTCGCTTTGCGAATCAGCCAAGGTTATCCCCTCGGTGGAGATGTAATCCTTGGCTGACGCAATAAGCGTTTGCAGGTAAGTGTCCAGAGCGCTGCTGGATACCATAAGATCAGTTTTTAAAATGGTTAAGATATCAGCGTCAGTCAAGGAAATCCCCCCTAAAATCAGCCTGCTGCCGCCTTAGTGACGTTCACGGTATAAACGCGCACGGCGTTGCCCTGGGTCACGGTGACCGTCAAGGGATAGGCTTTCCCGTCAGCAGTCCAGGTTACCGTGCCGCCGTTGCGGACATTCTTTCCGTTATAAGCAACAGTGACCTGAGCGCCCGGCTGGGTTGCTGTGGCCTCCACCTTTGCGCTGGTTCCAGAAGCCGTTACTGTGTAGGAATACACATTGGAATCAAAGCTCGGGCTTAAGGATTCAGAGCCAACAGCCAGCTCGGAAAGCTGCGCGTCGTTTGCGGTATCGGCCGCAAAGGTCATTGCGGTAGTTACAGATTCATCATTGATATTGATAGCGACGAACGCGCCGGGAATCACGGGCATACCGTCAGCGCGCTGCTTGCCTTTAAAGACAGTGTTATCCTGGATAAACTGTACCTCACGGCTGGATTCAATAGTCATGCCGGAGCGCATAGCCAAGAGATAAAGATCGCCGTAGCCGCCTACAATGTCGCCGTCAGGCATAAATTCCAGAATATCGATATCGCCGTTGATGATGGGAAGAGTACCGAATACATTGGATACAATATCGCCGGTAGCGGTAAAGGTAATTACTTTAGACTTTAATTGAGCATAAGTCTTGCTGTTCATAGCCCAGAACTGATTTCCACGGCTGTATCTGGTAAAGGTATTTCCAGCGGCAAGGGTTAATTCAGACCAGAACGCCGCGCCGGTGGAACTGGAACCGCCGATTTTCAGAATATTGGAGGTATGTAAGTCTACCCATTCCGGGGCGTTCGCGGGGTAATCAGAGGGCTTAGAGGCCTGTGCCAGTCTGGTCACAATACCAAGCGGCATTTTGCCTGCTGCGCCCTTGCCGTAAAGAATCGCCTTGTCCATTGCCAGGCCGATGCTTTCGGAGATCATTTCCACAATCCAACTGGCAAGGTTGATGTCGTTATCCTCCAGAAGGCTGTTGCACACCGGTACAAATCCAGCCACCTTATAGCCGTCCCACCTGATTAAATACAAAGGACAGCTCGTTGATCGCGCCGACATCTCAGTCCATACAGCTTCAGGAACAGTTCCAGCAATAGTCTGCCGGGCTTCACCGGTTACATTGCGGACCCTGACACGGTTAAGCAGTTTGGAATAGCGGTACATGTTTTCGGAGATCAAGTCCAGGAATACAACCGGGATCGTCAGCTCCGCGCCGGAAATGGCTCTCTGCTGTCCCTTCATGCTTCGAAGCTGCGTCAAAAAGTCCTTGGTGTCGTCACGTTCTACGATGGTTTTTCTCTGCTCCATAGAAAGCGCGTCAAACGCCCGCTGATTCATGGGCAGGCTGCGAATGTTGATTTCAGTCATATGATTTACAGTCCTTTCCTTTTGGTTTGGTTTTATTTCGTCTAATTTAGGGGCGTCTTCCTCCAGCGCGGACAGGTCGGCCTCCAGGCCTTCAATTTCCCTGGACAGCGCGCTTTTGGCTTCCTCGTGGGCGCTTTTGTCGGCGTCGAATTTTTCTACCTCTTCGCTCACGGCCTGCTCCTGTTCAGAGGTTTCGGCTTCGTTGATAGCGGCTTCCAGCTCGGCCTCACGGGTTTCAAATTCCGAATCTTTGCTGCGGAGCAGCTCCAGCTCTTCCTTTTTCTTGTCAATGCTTCTTTTCAGCATCAGTATTCTCAGTGCCATTTTTTTCTCCTTTCAGACGGAGGAGCATTTCCTCCCGCCATTGTTCTTTTTTTCTCTTTTGAATTTCCTCGTAATCCCGTTTACGCGCCTGGACGGAGGTGTCTTCATAGGCAGGGAAGGTCACTACGGAAACCTCATACAATTTGACCTTGTTCAGCTTCCAGACGGTAGTTCCGTTTTCCATGACCTCGGTGCTTTGATCGATAATGTCAAACCCAAAACTGCATTGGCTGACATCTCCCCGCTTTACGCGCTCATAAAGATTCATTGCGTCCTGGTCTGCCTGGTTGATCGTGACGGAGCCCCATAGACCGGTCTTGTCCGCTCTGAGAGAAAGCGTTCCGGCTGTGGTTCTTCCCAATACCAGGGTGGTGTCGTGATTTACCAGGGCCCGGATATCGCCGTTTAAAGCGTCGTCAAAAGCGTCCTCGTCAATGGTTTCAATTGCGTTTTCCCACATTTTATATTCGCTTCCGAATACGGCGAAATATCCCTCAATATATAAGCTCCCGTCTTCCGCGCGGGTGGAAAATCCGCCGTCTCTCACCAGGGCTGTGCGTTCACATGTCATGTGTTTTCACCTCCATTCAGCTTGTTTTGATCTCCCAGCTTATCCGCAGGGACATAATTTTCTAACGCCAGCAGGTCGTTCATATCCGGATCAGGGGGCATGTTTACCCAGCTGCGCCATTCATTGCGCCGCAGCGCCATGCGGTCTACCATTTCCGCCCCGGCGGATACCATCTCGGTGATCGAATAGTTATACAAACTCCACGGGTTAAAACGGAAAAACCACGCGGGATCATAAAGAAGCTTTTTTGTCATTTCCTGCTCGATGCTTTTGGCAATCGGCATGATGGTGGAATTGATAAAGTTATTCCATGCGTCCCGCTGGAAATCTCCGATTCCTAAAACAAAAGGCGGCACGCCGAGAATGGCTGCCACCGTCCGTTTATCCAGCTGTACGAAATCCGCTAAAGCCAAATCGGAAAGGGTAAGGGGCCTAACCTGTTCCACGCTGAATTGATCCGCAGGAATCAGCCAGGGCTCTCCCGCTTCGTTCGATTCGATATAATCTGCAAGAAGCTTTGCGCGTCCTTCCTTGTTCGAAAATTCGTCGGTTAGAGAATCAACCTTGACGATGATAGACGGCTTCCACTTAGAGGACATAAAGCCCTTTTCAGTCGCGGACGCCTGTTTCAGGTTATTCGCCACATCTGCCAAAGCAACATGATAGCCGTCACCCTTCCACGGGTAATAATTTCCCGGGTTTAAAACAAAATGAAGGATACGGTCCGGCGCGTATTCCGTCCCGGCGATCACAACCCGGTAATCCCAGAGGCCTTCCGGCACAAATGCGGTAAAGGCGGGAGGAACAGGCTTTAAATCCCGTAAAATCCCGCGCTTGTATTCAGGCCAAACAACAGCGTTTCCACTGCCCTCCAGCATAAGGGTTTTCACAATCCAGTGGATAAAGTTGGAACGCGTCATGTTATTGTTCGGATTGATATCCACCTTTCGGCTTAACTCATTTTTTACCCGCACGTCCCCGTCGTCCGTGTTTTCCATCAGGTGAATCGTCATGCTTGCGATCAGCCTGGCAATTGTGTCCACAGCTGTACAGATTTCCGGGTTTTGCGCCAGACTGGTGTAGCCTAAGCACTCCAGGGTTTCCCAGTTGTTTTGTGTTACCAGCGCGATACTGCGTTTCTGCGCGGGCTCAGCCCGAGGAGCCGGCCTGCTTCTTTTATTCTTTTTGCTCATGTCTCACCCCACCATTTTTTTGCCGCCCTGCTTCTGTCAAGGCTTTCTAGGTAACGAATACAGGCGAACACAGACGCGTCAAAAAGATCGATGCGGTGTTCCGGCTGTACTTTGTCGTATTGGATCATGTCGTCCGTCTTTTCGACGGCGGACACGTTTTCCACACAATACTCGAAGGCTTCTGAGTGCAAATAAAAAAGAGCGCCGTTCTTGGCGCTCTGCTCTATATGCCGAAATCCTTCGGATTTTTTATAGTAATATTGAGGCTGGTCTATGATCTTGAAGCCCGCTTCCTTCATTCCGATGAAATATTCCCGGCAGAATTTGCGGTCATGGCCCACCTGCTTGATTTTAAATCCTTTCTTCCGCATGTCCACAAACCATTTCACCACATCGGAGTGGTTGACAGTAGGGGAGTTGCACATGGTAAGCCAGCCGTCGTCCTGCCAGCCAAACAGAGGAATATTATCCTGCTCGGCTTTTAAGTGAGCCGCGACAACAGGGAAGAAAGCATGAGTTATAATGATATCAACGCCCTTGTAATTTCCGAACAGCGCCGCTGCGGTCAGGTCATGCAGTTTAGAAAGGTCAGCTCCTCCATACCAGTCAATCGGAAGCTTTGCCAGCTGTTCCAAGTTCCAGTTATAGGCCCGGTCACTCTTTCGAAACTCATCTATATTGAAATATGCCTTTAGGGCGTTGGTGTAAACATTTAAGCTTTTCGCAAAAAAATCCTTTCTTTGCTGAGGATCGTTCTGGGCCTGAAGGCTGTCATTCATGATTTCTTCAGGCCTGATCGAAACGCCGTAAGCTGGGTTTGCCATCTCATGGACGGCAGGGTTGGTATAATCAATATCACCGTTTTCATCAGGATTGGCACAGCACATAAAAATAAAGTATTGCTCATCTTTAACAGTGCCGTCTAATATTTTCCGGCAGTATTTTAGCCTTTGCCCAAGAAAAGCCTGCTCATTGTCTCCGGCAGTCGAAATGCCGATCAGCAGCTTATTGGTGTATGCCTTCATCGCTTCTTTAAAAAGATTGTATTGTTTGGGCTGTTTGAAAGCGTGAATCTCCAATATGTTATCGCAAGGGCTTTTTATCCCATGCTTCTTGCGGTTTCCCGCAAGTTCGGCGTACATCATCACCCCATAGGGTGTCGGTCACTCTTGGAGGGATTTTATTCTGCAATCAGGTTCACCCTCTACGCTCTACGATGCCGCAGGCTCTTTAGTTCCTGTGGTTATCACGGTATTCACATGACTTAAATATTTTTTGTCCATTTAGTAATCGTGGTTCTCGCAACCCCGAGTTCTTTCGCGATGTTTTTTACCATCATTCCGGACTTTCTCATGCTAATTGCCTTATCTTTTATCTCTTTTCTTTGTTTTTTATAAGCGGAACTTATCATACTCACATACACAGAAGAGGTAATACCATACTTTTCCAAGATTTTATCTTTTGAAATTCCATTCAGAAAGTCATCAACAACCCGTTTCTTGAGATCGGATTTTCTTTTGGAATTTGTGTAGTACTCAGACCGATAGCCTAATACTCGCGCAACTGTAGCAGGGGTACAGCCTACCTCCTTTGATATGGAAGCCCTGCTTTTTCCTTGTTCATTCAGTGCCCTTATCTTTTCATCTCGGCCTTCTCTGCTTATTTGCGTAAGCGAAATCAAAGATTCATTTAAGTCGCTACGAACATAGTTCCAGTTTTTACACATCTTAATTCTGTTAACAGCGGAAACCGTTAAGCCATACTCTCTCGCAAGGGAGGACACTTTTTCTCTGCCAACAAGTCTTTCTTTTATGTCTGCAACATCTTTCTCGGATAGATCGGTGTGCAAACCACGGTTTCTACTTCTTAAAATCTCAATGTGATGTGTCGGCAACTTTTTCCCAAACATTGGGTTGTTCTTTCCGCGTTTCTTTTCCTTTACATCTTCGCTTACTTCCTTCCCGGGATTACCTCCAGATTCAAGGTTGTACCCAATAAGCGGATTCATGGTATCAAGTTTTATGATCCATTGTTTTTCTGCTTTATCAAGCTCCTCAATAGAGCATTCTTGCAATACTGAAAACTCGAAACTGTTCTCGCCATATTTATTAAATGCCCTTTGAAGATAATGGTTGTGATGTGTTCCTCGGCGCAGGTTCCACAGATGATCGTATAGCCTACGGTCTAAATCAATCGTTTGGCCTATATAGATTTTTCCGTTTCCACTGCACTTGATTCGATAAATTCCAGCCCTTTTCATGTATAACACCTCAATAGCATTATACATTATTTAATTGTAATTAGCAATATTTAAGTTTTAGTGTTCACCGTTATTGACCGATTTTCGCCGCGTCATTTCTGACACGGGGGACAAGACTTTATCCGCTATCGCTATGTTACAGTTTAGCGAATCTTGTGCGTCTGGATTCGCCGCCAAAGCCCTGATAAAAAATGAACCGTCTCCGAAATCGGCGGTTAAACTGTGTTCATTATTATTATCAATGACCCTGACGGCTCCTCCATCTTTGATATCTTCACCCATTCTTTGAACATTGTATCTTAGAAAATTAAAGCTTTCTAAAGATTGCATTAGAGCGGCAGAAGCAATATATGTTTTTGAGCCGCTCTGTCGATACCAAAGAGATAACGCCCACGCTAGGGCAGCTGCAAAGCTTGTCTTGATGTTTTTTCTTGGAATAAAGATCAATGCCTCATGGAACCTAACCACATCAGTGCCGGCCAGCTTAAAACCAAGAAGGTTATACACAATGAATTTATGGAATGGCTCCAGAAGAAACGGTGTGCCACGCAGCGGTGTCCCGTCAAGCTTTTCCCCTTGTTGGTGGCACAGTGTTTTTTCTATGATCTGAATACAAAATTCCGGGCCCTTGCTGTCTATGTAATAATCTGGGTTTTCTAAATCACAAAAGAATCTGTCAATCGCTTGTTTTAATTCAATACACGCGATTTTCTTCCCGTCTCTTATGCTTTCGGCGTACTTTAGCACAGCAGGCCAGTTTTTCCCTTTAATCAAATTTAACGCTTGCCAGAGCGGCGGCCAATCCTCCGGCCTTTTCTTTCTTAACTGTATCGCCAGTCATCTTCTTATAACTGGAGGGGGTTAAACCTAATTCGCGCCAGTACGCCAATGCGCTTTTGTTTAAGTCGTCCCACAAGACTAGGAGGGGATTTTTTGTCATGTTGGTGGAGCCGCCTTTATTCGTGTATTCGATCACGGATTTACCGCCGGAACCTTTAAACTCTTTAAAGGTTCTATCCCTTTGCTCCAAGATACCCGCAAGCGTTTCAATTGCCGAATTATATGCGCTGTTCTGCACACCGAGTGCAGCCATCTGCTCGTTTATTAAATTTTTCCAGTTGCTTTTTGTCATAAACTGCACCCTTTCTTCAAATTTAAGCTCAGAGTTGGAAAAAGTTACCCACGCCGGTCCCTTCTAGTGCCAGGAATGTGTTGCTGATAGGGGGGAGAGTATACTAAATTGCGATCACCGGCATTTAATGAAATTATTTCATTGGATTCTTCAAGACTCTCTCTATTGTGAACAGCTATGAACAATCCTTCCTGTGTTGTTTGTATTGTTGAATAACCGTAACTATTGCTCGAAACCATATCGCATGCTATTGATAATATCTCATTTAAATCTTTCATAGGAAAATCCTTTCGTCCGATTTTATACCAATATTTTTTTAGCCTTTTGCGCCTTCTCCGGGTGCGCCTTATTATGGCACCCAGCACATAAACTAATTAGGTTGCCGTTTGTGTATGCAAACTCAGGGTATTCATCAGCGTGCTTGATATGATGTACTGTAGTGGCCTGGACTTGCTTTCCATATCGTTTACACCATTGACACATGTACCCATCACGGCGCAATATGGCTTTTTGCTTGTGCTTCCATTTAGTAGATTTATAGTTGAACATCTCTATCTAACCCATAAGCCCTTTTACACATATCATAATGAATACATCGAATACACACATAGGTTTCTAAATTATTTGTATAGCAATACTCTGTTTGCAATATTTCTACATTTCCGTAAGGACAGCCTTTGCAAAAGGTTCCGTCCATCGTTTTTACTTGCATAATCTTTTATCCCTCCTGCATAGTTATCTTTCTAATTTGCTCTTTTAATAGTTCAAGCTCCCGCGCCCGCCTGGTTCTGCCCTGTGGCTGTCCTAAAATATTGGCTATACGGTTCTGTAAGGCCTGTTTTAGTTCACTGGGTATGTTGGCGGCGTGTCTGCCGTCCTCTCATTGTGGACTATCCGGCGTTGCTCTCCGTCGTGTCACAGTTGCTATCGGTCTGTATTCCGTCCGGCTGTCGGAGGGGAGCGGCCCCGCATCTCTCGTTTGTTGTGGTAAACGAATACCCTCCAGTTCTCATGGAGTAGAGGCCTGCTAACAGGAAACCGGTTGCATTAAGCGCTGCAATGCTTCTTTCGCGATTCCCTTGTACTCTGCTAGCTTTGGCGTTTGGTTCCTGGCGCAAGAGTTGAACTTGCTCCTCAAGGCTCATGAGGCCTGCGACTTAACCGTTTATCCTGCCAGAAATACAGCGCGGATATTATTACCGTCCGCGCTACGGCTGTTTGGAGGTCGTATTACATAAACTTTCTTTAGTTTAATGATATCATAGGTTGAATATCAACTTCTATCAACTATCGGAGAAATATTTTGGAGTGCCCGTCCATGCAGTTCACAAACCCATTGATAAGAAAAATCCAGATCTACCGCGATTTGCTCCCAAGTTTTTCCGCTTATGTACCTTAATCTCAACACGTTTCTTTGATTCACGTTAGGGACAGAATTAATGACGCTTTCCACTTGCAAGCGGGTTCTTTCAAGCTGATCAATAGAAGCACCTATCTCTCTTTCTATATCCACAATTTTAGATACAGAGGATTCCAGGCGGTTTTCGGAATTGCTTTTTACTTTGTCAGAGGTTAAAGTTTGAGTTATTTTTGTTGATAGTTCTCTGAGCCTAGCTATTTGGTCAAGCTTGATTCCGATTTCTTTTTCGGCGTTTAGATATTGATTCAGAAACTCCTTCTTTGTCAATTTTTCAACCTCCTGACAGTTTTTTGTCGCACTTCTCCGGCGGGCAGCCTCTAGGCTTACCGGTATCCAGAAGATAATTACAGTATTTAACGAAGCCATATCCGTGGGTTGCCAGTGCTCTATGATAGACGCACCCTTCACAGCTTTTCCGGTTCATGTGCTTTGGCGTCTTTGCAGTAGAAGTCATCTTGTTTGTTAGTATGCCAGAAAATAGAATCCCCGGTCACATCACATTCGATATGGGAGAAAGGGCACTCTTTCTTATGCCTATGTACGCAGTCCTTGCAAGTGGTGTGCGGTTTAGGCGGGTCTTTGCTTGCCACCAGAACGGAACAAAGCAAGAAGCCTAACGGTGCGCCTAAAAAGTACCCTAAAAGTAATAATTGCCAGCCTGCCATGATCATTCCTCCTGTATTTTTGGGGTTCTGATTTTTAAAAGAACCTGAGTTCCACATCTCGGGCAATCGATAGCATCAAAGATACTTCCACCTCCGGTTAAGACATTTGCCAGTGAGGTTTCTTGTTTAACCGTGTAGATATCTTTTTTATCCGGCAGAAACTTCATTCCGCAGACTTCGCACCGTGTGAATTTTTTGTTCATCATGATTTTTTTACCTCCGCCTGTATGTTACGCAGGAATGTTTCAGCGAATTTGATATCTTCATCACTCATTAAATTCGCCATTTCCTTGATTTCACTAAACTTACTGAGCGTCATTAACCATTTCCCGCAATGATTCAGGTCCATAAATATTCTTTTTTCAATCCTGGTCATGGCTGTTCTTCCTTCCTCTTACCGTAGTTACAAAAATCATTTGGAGCGACTATCTTTGGGCCGCAATCACAATAGTTATGCCATTCAATGCATATCCATTCGACGCTTTTCAGCCCTGGCTGATGAATACAATAACCGCACTCTCCACAATAGCACGCACCAGCAGCATGAACAGGGTCGATAGTTGGCATTGATTTGATTTGTTCGCAAGCCTTCTCGTTTAAATAAATCGGGGCTAAATCCGCATCAACCAGTCGCATTTTTCACCTTCTTAACTTCTCGATCGTTTCAGACAGTTTCATAACGTCCGGGTGAGATTCAGGCTTTCCGGAATTTAATTCGCACCGTCTCAGCCGTTCAAATTTTTCTATCAGGAGTTTAGGATCTCTCTTTTGCCTTTTCACTTCCTCTTCGCTTATGATGATCGGGGGGCGCAGAAAATAATGCTCTTTATTCATTTGATTCCTTCCTTTCACCGTAGCTGCAAAAGTCATCACCTTCATGCAGCGTAATTCCGTTTTTTCCATGAAGATAACACCCAAATGGTTTTCTTCTGCTTCTCTCAAAAGAATGTTTACAATCCTTACATCTAACTACGGGGACAGCGTCTGTATTTCGATGAAGTTCCTCCACCGCCTGATCTCTTTCATGTCTTAGGTGGTCAAGTTCTGCGCGAAGTTTTCCGAATGTATTTTTATCCCAAAAGACAATACGCCTTTTTAACTGTATATTCTCTGATAGCAGCTTTTCAATAGCATCGGAGGCGTCTTTTAGTTCGTCCAAAGCACAAAGGGTATACATTTTTCGCAGTCTCTCAACTAATTCCTTATACATAACTAATCCTCCTTTCTAGCCGAAACCTGAATACTCGCTTCAATTACCGCGTGTTTGATAACATTTTGAATCTCTCTCCACGCCGAAGCATAACCATCTTGAAAGCCTTGTTGATATTCTGCGCGTAGTTCTGACACATAATCCGTTACTTCGACCTTTGCCATAGCTAGTCCTCCAAATCCATTTTAGCGCCACAGTTAGGGCAGTAGCTTGTTTTAAAATCATTGGTCAACCCGCATTCAGAACATCCTATTTGTAAATTGCCCACCCTTAACACAGGAAGATATTCTATCCACTTCCCATGCTTCACCTCTGCCACGTCGGCGGCGGGAAGATAATTGATAAAATTTGATGTATAACAGTTATTACATTTATTTGCTTCATAGTTATGTCCGCAATTCTCTCGACAGAGAACATTTAGCGCAAATTCCCTTTCTATGTACTCAGACATCGTCAATCCTCCTCGTCAAAGCTGTCTAAAGGAACAGAGATTTCATCTTCGTCGGTATCGTCAACAGCAACTAAGACATATCCAATTACAGGTACGACCAATTGAGAGCAATCCAGTTCTTCACCAGTACATTGAAAAAAACTGTCGCAATCAATCTCTGTAATCTTAAAGTATCTCGCCATAGTCAATCCTCCTGTTCCAAGCTTTCGCCGCTTCTTCGTATTCTTCACCGTTGGGGTGTTTTCGCGCGTCATACAAAATTCTTCCCGTTCTTGAATCGCAGCTGATGCACCGGACACACACTGTATCACACCAAACTCCGTTCGTTTTTATCGTAGTTCTCTTATATTTAGCCTTACCTCCGCAAAAAGGGCACGGCTTTAATTCAGTCATGGTTTGCCTCCTTATCCTCTGCATCGAAAAGCTGGTCATAAGTTTTTATGATCATTGCTTTTGCCCTCCGTTCGCTGAATCTCAATGTCTGCTATAGCTTGGAATACGGGATAAAACTGTTGAGGAACAACGGCGTTTCCTAAACACTTAAGTCTGTCCAGCGCGTCGGGAACCCCATGATCATTTCGTAAAAGTTCGCCGTCGTCGCCGCGGAGTTTCCGCAAAGCATATTCAAATAAAATAGGTGCTTCGACGGATTTCCTTTCTTCGAGAATATGTGTCTCATTGTTTTCAAGCAGTTTTTCCCGACTGTTGTCCAAGCCATTCCGTCCGTTGCTGTTGGAGTTGGCAACAATACAAATTCTTTTGCGTTCGTGCTCCATTCCGGCTTGGAATGCCGAAAACACTCCCCAGCCCGCATTATACCCCATGTGGGCCAGGTCCCGCAGAACTCGTCCAAAAAACCTTCCATGCTCACTTGATAATAACCCTGGTACGTTTTCAGCCACGATCCACTTTGGTTTAATTTCGCGAATGATTCTCGCGAATTCCCCCCACAAATCACGCTCATCACTAGACGCGAGACGTTTTCCCGCAACGCTATGCGGTTGGCACGGGAATCCTCCAGAGAGTACGGTGATCTCCTCACTGATTTTTCTAGCCACTTGTAATCCTGTAACATTCCTTATATCCCTCCATTTTGGAACATTGGGCCAATGTTTTTCCAATATTTTTATGGCATAATCATCTAACTCACATTGCCCGAGAGTTTTGAACCCCGCCATTTCCGCTGCGAGATCAAGCCCTCCAATTCCAGAGAACAAAGAAAAATGGGTCAAGCTGGTATGATTTTCTTTCTTTCTCTCAATGTGTTTTTTCATTTTCTATCGGTTCCTCTTACCTTCTCCCGCCTGTTTGCGGCGGGGTTGAATTCAAGGGATTAAACGCTTCATGGAATCGTTAAGCTTTTGATAAGTATCGCTGCACATAAGCATAGAAACAACATTATCCGTCAGCGTTTTAGCCATAACATCATCAAAGGTTTGTTTAATTCCGGAATTTACTTGGCGTTTCAAAATATCTGCCTTTTTTTCTACTTCTTTTTGAACGGTTTGTAATATCGTTGTCCTCATGCGTTCAATATCAAATTTTTCTTCTAAAGAGTTCTTGACGCATTCATTTAAGTATTGCTTTCTAGTAAGTTTCTTTGGTTCTTCTCCCCAATTTCCACCAATAGTTACAGCCTCTTCCATGAATTCGTTAACCGAATTGGAAATTTGTTTTTCAACCTCTTCCTTGGTGTATTTTTCAAAAGTTTTGTTATAAGTATCCTTAACTAAGCTTACTATCTCGTCATGCACCATTTTATATATACCCATTTCCACTGAGTTCTTAACGGTATGGGTAATATATTCGAACAGGTTAGTCATATCGACTTCCAGCTTTGCTTCATTAAGTTTAAAATCGGCAGTGTCGTTATAGGGGCACGCTTCATAACCTCCATTATGTTCACAGATTGGCGTTCCATCGCTATAATCATAACCACAAAAATATTTACAGTTTTTACAGTCTTTCATTGCTAATCTCCTTTCTTATTTAGAGAGGTGAATTCCTCCCGTCCAAAATCTCAATGAGCCGCCTGCACACAGGACAGCCGCTCTGATCCACCTTCTTAAACCAGCCTGCCAGCGCTGTACGGATTTGGTCGATGTATTGGTGGTCTTTTAAAGAATCCTCATGCTTTTTTACTTCGTCCTCAAACCTATATTGAAGCTCTTTTTTACGTTTTGCAGCCTGATCCTTTGAAATAAAACGGTGCTCATAGCTCCAGTAAATATTTTGCAGGCCGAAATACGCGGCCATTTCATGCAGTTTTACGAAGCGGGGGAGGGGATCATTGCGAAAAGCCATAAGAGATAATTCATCAAACGTCATATTGCACCTCAGAACGGCAAGTCCAGCAGGCCGGATTCAATCATTTCCTTTTCGGATTTCCAGCTGTAATTTTTTCCGTTCGACTGAACGCTGGTGATCCGTTTGGATTTATTGCTGTAAAAAAGCTTGATCTGTTTTTCTCCCATTGCCAGCCTGCCGGTAAGCCTATTTTTCGTAATAGCGAGCTTACTGTCACAGGCTTTGTCCTCGCTTCTGGAATAAGACATCACTACATCAACCCGGTTTGTAATATCCCCGCTGCCGGCAACATCGTCATTAGCAAAATTTCCGTCTTTCATTTTTCTGGGGTGTGCCACTAAAAGAACCACAATATTGTGGCGGTATGCCAGTAGCTTCAATTCTCTCAAAAACTTTGACTGCGCCCGGTAAAGATCGTCCCTCATATCCACATCAAGGGCGGTCATTAAATTATCAATGCACACAAACCGGATTCCATACCGGCATACTGCCTTTTCAATGGTTACCAGCAGGGATTCCAATTCTTCGCTTTCAATTACTGCCGAATTATCATAAAGATAAGCCTTTCCGCGATACCAGTTGTTAAGCTTGTCGATCACTTCATTGGTTAACAGGTAGGTTTCTTCTCCGAATTGATCTTTGTTTGATACAATGTTGTCCGGCCCTGCCGCCTGAAAATCCAGCCAGCGCTTAAAGTGATAATCCGTCAGCTCACCGCTGTACGCGAAAGTTTTGTATCCCTGTTCCAAAGCTTCCACAATCAGCTGGCTCATAAATGTGCTTTTACCTTCGCCGCGTTTTCCGGTCAGCAGAATTACCTGTCCAAAATAGAAACCTCCAATAATACGGTCGATTTCATTAATTCCGGTGAAAATCCGCTCCATGCTGTAAATATCTACCGCCTGAACGTCCGCCAGTTCTTTGACCCGGTTTACAGGCTTCAGCTTCGCGTTATGTACGGCGGAAACTACAGCCTCTTTTCCATAGCGCCTTAAAATGTCGTTGGCGTCCTTTTCTCCGAAATAATCCTCCGGCTGGGTAACCCTTACCGGCATCGGAAGCCTTTTGGAAAGCTCGTCCGCTACGGTGATTTTTCCGTTTTCGTAGTCTCCGAAAACAACAACCTCTTTAAATTTCAAAACCCAGTCCCAGCAGTTTTCCAGCCAGGTGAATCCAAGCGCTCCCGTGGGCACAGAAACCGCGTTTTTGATCCCGCAGTCAGCCAGCGTTAAACTGTCTATTTGTCCCTCTGTGATAACCAGTGTCTCAAAATCAACGCACTGCTTCATTCCGAACAGAATCGGCATGGTGTCCTTTTCGCACCATTCCTTGTTTTTATCCCTGGATTTATCAAAATCCGTCTTACGGTATTTCACGAACCGGAGCACTCCGTCTTGATCGTAAAAAGGGAAAGCCAGAACATTCGGCATATCCTTTCGGGTAGTGATCTGATACCGTTTTGCGGTTTCCCGGCTGATCCCTCTGGATTCCAGATAAATAACGGCCGGATCGCGCACCTGGATTTCTTTTTGGGGAAGCGCCCTGTAAACCGTTTTGCTTTTTCCGGACGCTTGAAAATCCAAAGGGTAAGAAAACTCTCTGGCCATCTGTACGAAATGGCCTTGTCTTCCGCAGGAAGCCCGGAAGCATTTAAACATTCCGGTTTTCAGGTTGATGCTGAAGGTGTTGCGGTCATGACCGTCCCCGCCGCAGAAAGGGCAGTATTTAAAAAACAGCTCTTCTCCCTTTTCATGCGTTTCGGCGTTTAACCTCCGAGCCAAACCAAGGATATCCTCCCGCTTTAATTCATAAGGCATTTTCTCACTCCCTCAGTCTGGCCTTTAACGCCTCCAGCTCTTCCTGCGTTTCAATTCCCGGAGGGAATACCTCCTGCGGCGCAGCCGCCTTCTTTTCTTCTTTTATATACGAAGTATATTTCTTATCATTCTTACGTTGTTGTCGTTTGTTTGTCATTTGTTTGTCATCTGTTTGACATTTGTTTGCGGAATACTTCGCCTTTTTGTTTGCCTGTATTTCGGATAAAGTTTGATATTCTTCCCAATTTGTAACCGTTATCAAACTATATCTGTTTGTCGTTTCGATTGTTATTTCGTTTGTCGATTTTAACTTGTCTAAAGCGGTTCTTACCTGCCGGGGTGAAAATCCTAAATCAGCGCCCATTCTGGCAACACTTGTCACCAATTGGCCCGGAAAAATTGTCCTTCCCTGCCATTCCATCGGCTTAAAATTAGCCGTTAAAAGGATATGTAAAAACACGCCTTTGACCACATTATCCGTATACCAGCCCCATTGAACCAGCTTTCTATGGATCTTGACAAACCCGTTAAGCTGTACTGCCAAAGTTTTCCGCCCCGCTTTCTAAAACCTCTTTTAATTCTCGATAAAGGATTTCATGGATTAAAACCCCCGTCGTTTCCGATTTACAGAATATGAGCTGACAGCGGTACCGGGCGAGCCATGCCGTCATACTTGCGATAAACGATTTTGGGTTCATTTTGCTGTGGTATTTTCCGGCAAACGCGTTTTCCCAGGAGGCGTTTTCGATTAACAGGTAGACGGTGGCTCCTGCTTTTCTGGCCCGCTCGAACTCTCTGGTAAAGCGCTGCCTTCCTCTGCAAAAGCAGGCGCACAGCTCGTCAAAGCTCATTTTCCGTTCGACTGCTACCTTTGGGGAAAGGTCAAGCCATTCCCCGTCTGGCAGTCTGCATTTTGCGGAATAGTCCCCAAAATCCAGCTTTTGGCGTTCCCAGGGGCATTTTATAAGCTCCAGCCTTCGGCGCAGGGAAGGGGTATCCTGCTCCCTGGTATCCACCAGGATCACCATGCTGTCCAGGGAACGTTTTACATCAAAATGGTCCATAGGCTAAAACGGGAGGTCTTCCAGATAAGAATCGATTCCGGCGTTGGCGCTTACGATTCCAGAATCATCAGAATTAGATGTTTTTTTATTCAAGGGCTTGTCCTTTGGAATTTCAAACTTTCCGTTTTTGATATCAGAGACAGGCACAAATTTAAAGGGTTTTGTGTTCCAGCCTGTTTTCCCGTTGTATTCCCATTCCTCGTTCCGAATCAGGCAGCCGACAAGCTTTCCTTTTAACCCGGCTTCGTTCCAATCCCAGTGATAGCCCTGATTGCTGTCCTCAACCGCGTTGGTTGCGGCCTTCAGCTTGGATTTGTTCCATTCGTCCATATCGCTGCCGTCGTCCTTGGGGACATAAAGACGCAAGACCCCCCGCCATTTTTTATCTTCCTGATTCTGTCCCCGGTAATCCGCAGCGTAAAAATCCTTGAATTCACCTTCCGAGACATCGATGCTGATTTCAAGACAATCAAAAGGGCCGTTTTTTCCATTAAACGTCTTGATCTCACCATTCATGATCCTGCAGACATACCCGCCCTTTGGAAGCTGCTGGCGGTTCGACGCTGCTTTTACCTGTTCCCAATTGTTTACTGGCTTCATTGTTATGTACCTCCTAAAATATGTTTAATTTTCTTTTTAGCTCATTCATTCTGGCTCTGCAATCTTTAGCGTTTTTATACCGCTCGGTAAAAGAGAGGGTATTTCCATTTTTATCTACCGTATCAATCCGAATTTCGTTCCGAAACGGCAGCGCCAAATACACCTTTTTAATATATTTGGCGTTTATAAATTCTTTCCCGGTTTCCCTCCGGCCGGGGACAGAATGATCCGGGCGGAAATCAATAAACCGTGCCATATCAAATCCCCCAGTATTCCCGGATTTTTTGATCGACTGTCTTCAGATCGTTATCAATTTCCCGGTCAAACATACCGATAGGGCTTTTTACCGTATCGTTTCCGTTGGTTTGAGTTCGGAAATAATAGCGTCCATTGTCAAACTCAGCCATGAGAACGATTGAAAACAATCCCTCAACGGTCAACTGATCGTCCAGCATTTTACCGATGGTTTTGGCTTTTATTCCATAGTCAGTTTTTTGGACATGGTGCAGGAAATACACCACGGTATCGTCCGGAAGTCCTTCTGTAACGGTTTTGATTAAAGAGTAGAAGTGAAGGGCCATATCCGTAAATTTTTGATATCCGTTTTCCTTTGCCTTTGCGAACGATTCAAACGCCAAAAGATATTGGCTGTCGTCCACCACATACCGTTTGTATTTTTGGGCCTTAAATTCTTCAAAGATAGCCCGGTATCCTGATTTGTCCAGGCAATCCAGTTTTTCCCGGAACGGCAGCGGTTTGTTTGCCACGTTAAAAATCAGAATTTCTCCGGGCTTGAAATTCCTAAGCGACGCGGATTTTCCGGAGCCGGATTCCCCTAAAATTAACACGGGAATTCCCAACGCTATTCCTCCTTTTCCAATTTTCTGACCGGGCACTTCCACCCAATAGAATCTCTAGGGCTGGACATTTCCTCATGAGTAAGGTCACATTCAAAATGCCGTTTCATGTTCATAAAACTATGATTACACCACTCGCAGCACTCCAGGCCGTTTATAAATCTGATCTCTATGGGGACAGTGTATCGGGTGAATTCAACTATTTCTTTGGTAGGCATAATATACCTCCTTCAGCCACTCCTGGGCTTCGTATTCCGGGCTTTTATCTGTTTCCGGTTCCTCGTTATCGGTATCGTACAGGTACTCAAATTCCGCCCGGAACAGGCCGCTGTCATTGCTTCTGCTCATTTTCTAACTCCTTATATTTGTTAAAGAAGTACAAGCTTTCTTTTTCCGCAAGGTCAAGAGCCTTTTCGAGTTCAGCAACCTTTTTTGAAAGATATACGATTAACTCTTTATCGTCCATTTGACAAACCTCCTGTTTTGGTTTAAAATATATGCAGTTGTTTTCGTGTGCTGCTTTTGGAATGTCCGTTCCTGAGCAGCTCTATTTTTAAGACTGGAGTTGGTTTTATGCAGATATCAAAAGAAATCACACACATTGAGTTTGTTGAATCAATTGCCAAAGCAAATGAAATGTTACAAAATGGATATGTCCTTATTGATACGGTGAAACAACGTGATAATGATATTGATGGGTACGTAGAATCCATTGGATTTGTTTTAGGCTGCTAATTGATTTTCCCTAAAATAAACTCTATATTCCGCTTTTTGATTACCACGTCGACTAATATCCAATTTCCAGTTCTTAGTAAAAAATTGACTTTTCCCAATTCAGTTGTCATTTTTATTTCTTTTAAGTTCTTCAATATGTATTCAATCCTTTCAACCGCTCTTCGTGATGCCAGTCGCGAGGGCGGCTTTTCTTTTGCCCATTCAAAGCCTTTTTAATGTCTTTCGCCTCAGTATATGGGCCGTAGTGGTTAACACAATCTGAAAAACGGCAGTGAAAGCAGTCTTTGTCACAGATGGATTGTTTCATTTCCATAACTCACCTCTCTTATGTACTGGCTCCTTTTCTTCTTTAAAGCGTTCCTCAGCTTCCGGTTCCGGTACCGCTCGCCAATATATGCCGCTGTGAATACGGCGCTCCATACCGCCAGAATGATAAACGCCACTGTCATTTCTGTGCTCATGTGCTTGTCCTCCTTTTTTCATCAATTTTTCGTTTGAGTTCACTTATTAATTGATTTTCTGTCATTCCTAAAATGGAAGGTAGGAGTTTATTGAAGTCCATTGCCACGGGAACGACTTTAAATTTTGGTTCCACGAAATACCTCCTTTCCGCCGCCTGAGTGCGGCTGTTATTTTGGATTACAGGTTAAATAACGCCCTTACACTTCAAGATAAAAAGTGTTGATAGAAAACTAACCAATACAGAGATAAGCAACTCTGTTATCCATTTGTTGGACTTTTCAGTCTTTTCCTCAATTTGTTTTTCTGGATCGGTCAATTTTATCACTCATTTCGTTTGTCTAATCAGTTTCTATCCAATGCATTTTTGATGAGAAAAATCAGATTGGATATGATGGTAAGTATTCCTAAGATTAAGGCAATGTCCATTTTGTCCGTTATTATCACCCCCGCTTCCTTTTCGTTCTGCTTCGCCCAGTTCCTTGACTAATGGGGAATAGGCGTAGTATTCTTTGCTTGTACTTATCAACCTGATAGATGGAGGTAAATATGACACAGGAACAAATAGAAATGTTGAAACGTTCGTTAAGTGGCGTAGATTTGCTTTTGTGCAACCAGAAAGAAAAGGCAATCGTCCGCTTTCTGATTTCGCAAGGTCTCTGCGAAAAGCCTGTTGCGCTGAATCAGACCGTCATATATACCAGCGAAGCAGGAAAGGCGTATCTGCATTCACAAGAACAAATACTCGAACAACAGGCCAAGAACGAGCGCCAGCAAAGATTTGATAATAAGATTTCTGTACTGTCTGTGCTTATACCTCTTATAACTTTCATCATCGGCGTACTGATTGAACATTGGGTAGGTCTTATTGATTCTTTTCTTTCTCTCTTTCAATGAATCCATTCCCCTTTTATCCAGCTTCCTTTTCGTCCTCGTAGAACTGTGTCCAGTCGAAATACACTTTTCCAAGCAAAAACCAAAAAGTAAATAACTATCAACTGAGCGTAGTGTTAGCGGCACTGCGTTCAAATTTTTGTGTAATTGTTCCCCGAATTTCTATGTGGTATTATTACAACAAGAAAGGGGGTGATTTGCTGAGTAATCAATACCAATACCAAACGGGCGATAAGCCGCCGGAGGGAACTTATGTCTGTATGCAGTGTGCAGATAATCCCCAAACGGTTATAGTTCCTGAAATGTGCGAACGCTTGCCAGAGTGTCCGCACTGCGGCCATACCTATTGGTATAAGGTGTAATGCGGGAGGCGGTGACCTATTCGTTGCCGCCTTTCTCCAACGAAAAAGCAAAAACGTTGCAGGCCTTTATTAAATATTCCTGCTTTTCCTCTATAGATAAACTGTTACTTTCGATTAATTTTATAGTGTTTATGTACAACTTATTTAACAGTATGTTTTGTAGATGTTTTGGTGCCATTTGAATCACCCCTCTCGTTCATCGTCGGTTGAGAACAACTCAATATATTGAATTTTTGAGCGGATTATTTTAAAACAAACTCACAAAACAGAGTAAACAATAAACATAAAACTGACACTACTAATGCCACATCTGAAACTGTTATTTTGGTGCGCTTCATTGTTTTCCCCCTATTTTTCATTGTCGGTTGAGAACCCGAATAAAATGTCAGGTGTAGTTCTGATTTGCACCTTCCTCGTAAATATAGTAGAATGCAAAAGGAGGGAGGTGATCTAATTGAACTTACAGGAACAAGCTAAAATTATTGCATTAGCTAAAATGTGCGGAATAACCGGTTCTAACGAAGAAATACTTGATAAGTATTCTGAATACTATCAAGCGGCATTAGAATCGTTAACTCCCGAATGCAACCAGGCTACTGTCGAAGTGTTCAAACGTCCGTTTTAGTGCCAAAGGTCAATGAACACTTTTCTAACAAATCTTCGCAGATATGTAAAACTAACTTTGAATGGGCTATGCTTGGCTTTCCGATTTCCAGAATGTCGAGTATGGCCCCTATTTTTTTCTGCGTATCTTTGTCCAGCCTGTTCTTTAACTCTTCTTGACTATAATTAAGCGCTTCTATTTCTTTTTGTAATTCCACCTATTTCACCACCTCTTTTTTATGTACTGTTTTTTCATCTTTTTCAAATAGATGTCGCACATCTTCGTTCGGGAAAAATGTGTCGGTAATTGTAATTGCTTCGTCTAAATGTATGGGACGTTTCCCAGATAGCTTTGCTCCGGCAGTATCCCGTCCAGTTTTGATAGCTTTTGCTACATCTTGAATAGATAGATTGCGTCGTGCCATTTCCGCTCGAAGATTCGGAAATATAATATTGGCTGCTGCCATGCGTGATCACCTCCTTTCTAAATCACTCGTTGAATGATTCTGTAATCATTAAATCATACATTGCGTTATTTGTCAACACTTTTTTTGAAAAAAATCTTGCAATGCGTGAAAAGTGTGATATAATGCAATTAAAAAGAGGTGAATCAAGAATGGAGATATATAAATTTCTTCAATCCTATATGAAAGAACACAACTTGAAAATTGCCGAGGTAGCAAGGATTTGTGGTTTACCAGATTCTACTGTCAGGGGTATAATCACCAGAAAGCAAAAAAGTGTTGCTCTCGAAGTAGCGTTCAAACTTTCAGATGGCTTGAATGTTTCTCTTGAAAAACTGAACGGTACTCCTGAGCGAAAAAGGATGAGTAGTATATCTCTTACACTTGGTGAACACGAAATAATAAAAAAATACCGCAATCTTGACGATCACGGTAAAAAGGTAGTTGATATTCTTTTAAATGAAGAAACAGAAAGAATGAGTAAAGAGGCGGAAAATGAAACGCCTGTCATAGAATTAAGAAGATACTTTGCGCCGGTTTCAGCTGGTACAGGCGTAGAGCTTGAGCCTTATGAGAATTTTGAAAATATAGAAGTGTATTCCAATGTCTATACAAGACGGGCTAGTTTCTGCCTTACAGTCCGGGGAGACAGCATGGAGCCAAGATTCCACAATGACGATATTATTATGGTAGCCGAGTTGGAAGATGTGGAGTTTGGAGATATTGGCGTTTTTATTGTTGACGGACAAGGCTATCTTAAAATAAGAGGTGAATATGACTTAATTTCTTTGAATCCAGCTTATGATAATATTCACGTTTCCTATGAACAAATGAACCGGGCTATTGGTAAAGTAATAGGGGTTCTTGATCCGGACTGGATAAAACAATGACCGTATCTGATTTTGATAAGGAAATAAAAAAATTCACGAAGAAAAAATAAAAAATCCCCCGTCTCAATCCATCTCGGATAAAGCGGGGAAGTGTAGGTTTGTCAATGATGTGTTACACATTAGGAAAAGAATAAAGAACGTCTTTAGGTGACATCCAGTTGAGAGGTCTCATGGGGAAAGCGTTATAA